GGAACCAATGTGATTATACCAGCTAACATTATCACACCATAACCCAAAGGTGTAAAGTATTGACGGTTACCAGCTAGTATACTCTGCTCAATGATACTTTGTTCCAGGTTGCCTTTGCTGTCATATACGCTGTCTATCACAGTCTGTATCACGCCCAGTTTCTTCAGTTTGGTAGGTACACTTAACCATATGGGCAATTCAAAGGACATGGTACCGATGTCAATGGGTTCATCTGTACCCACAGGTATGTTACGTGTGGTCCAGTTGATGTCCATGAGCGTTATCACACTGAGACTGGTCCAATCCAAATAGTTGTCAGTGTTCTGTATTTCCATACTGGGATTGAAGTTGGGTAAAATCTGTTCTATTAACTGTAGTTTTTGTTCAAAATTACTGGTCCATAACTCTATCTTTACACTCAACAGATAGGGTGCTGGCATCAGACGTTCCAATGTGAACGCTGTGCTCTGATTGTAACCTGATTGTCCTGTGACAGGATCATAACTGAGTGTGCGAATATTCTTCTTGTCCACATGATGTGGTTCCTGCATACGTGATCGATCATATTTGAGACCGTCAATATACACCACAATCATGGGTACGTTGTTGAGACTGTTTTCACTATTCTGTCTGATGATACCACTGACGTTGCGATTGGTATCTGCGTAACGGCAAGGCACACGGTACAGTATCTTATTGCCCTGAGCATCAGTGCCATATTCCACATCATAGTCACTGAAGTATCTGACAAACTGCCCTACAAACCTACGTATCTGTTTATCATAAAAGAATTGGCTCATATTATCGATCCGTTTGTGGTTTAAGCAGTGTACTTAACAGCTGGCGTTGACTGATCTGATTACCTGAATTTGTACGTGTGGTCTTGTCATTGTTGACAAATGTGCCCAACTGATTCTGATTCTTAGCACCAGTGATGGCCTGACGATTTACATCCTGTACAGTTATCCATTTGACGCCATCCCACTTAAACAGACGATTGGGGAAGTAATCTAATCTTAATACATACTGCCCAACATAGGGAACAGCAGGAAAAGCAATGTCAGCGGTCACAGGCAGATTGTTTGGTGCCTTGCCATCACCCACCAGATAACCATTGATTGCTTGTATAGCTGTGTTAACTGACAGATCCGTACTGATGATAGTGCTGTCAGCAAATGCCAGCGATGTGTCAGTGCTGATGCCCAGAGGATCACCTGACTGACCATTTATAGTAGGTAGCTGAAACAGGTGAGTGGTATCGTAACCACTTGCAGGTACATCTGCTTCAGCTTGTTGTACCACTGCTGTATTAATTTCCAGGTTCTTGGTGTAGCTGCTCAGCATATCTCTGAGTGTGTTGTTGCCGCTCACTGGCATACCACTGGCATCTTTAGCTGCTTCGTCCAGGATATCGCGATATTCCTGTCCATCCACCATGGGCGCACACTTGCAACGCCACAGATGTGGCCACCAGGTCTGAGCAAAACCTTCAGCAGCACGACTTGTTTCCTGCACCACATAGAACTTCTTAAGAGCTACTGGTATGCTGTCATCCAGTGGCCAATAGTCACGTAAATGCGGCAGTTCAAACACATCGCCAGCAATGATCTTGCGACCCAAACGCTGTACCATGTCATTGATGTGGAAGGTGATATAGATGGTGTCGTTGGTCAGGAACATACCAAACTGACTCAGATTGAAGTCATTGTCCTGTATGGTATAATGACCACGCATATTGTATATACTTTTGTCATATTTGCGATCACGGTTTTCCAGGAACAACAGATCCTGAATGTTACGTTCAGACACATTATTATATGTGGGTTGCGTGGCATCATTGGTGCCAGTTTGCTGATATACACCTATGTATTTGTGTATATTGATGCCTACGCCTGACATGGTGAACACTTCCAGGATACGTCTATCCTGGAATTTGTAATCGTTGGAATGATTTTCTCTATAAAGACTGATTCTGGGCATATCTGTTTCCACAGATATTTATCGTTAACAGCACTGGCTATTTGGTGGCTTTTTTAATCTCAGATATTCTGCGACTCATAAAGCTGATGATGGCCTGTTTGGCCTCAGCACCTTCAGGTATATCAACATCATCTCTGAGCTCATTTCTCAGTATGTAATCCAGTGTGAATTCAATCATCTTAAGAATACTATAACTCATATGATCCCCATGGCTCTGCACCAACCCAGTATATTTACCAGACAAAACCACATGTTCAGCAACAGTGGCCACACCAGACTGCGACGTTTGCAAGCCCAAGCACCAGTTACGCCACCTATAAAGTACAAGGGATAAATCCAGCGCATATCTGGATTTTGTGCATATATAGCCAATGCTAAACTAGCCACCACACTAAACACAGCAGCAGTTATTTCCAGATAGAAAGCACGACTATCTGAGTGATAGCTGCTGAGAAACCAATCTTTTAAATGTTGCATTTAAACAGTTGTCCATTCTTTACGGTACAAGTAATCTGCGGGGTTAAAGTTTACTACTGCACCAAACCAATTCTTTGGTGCAATCACCTGATTATCACTGAGATAGCTGGCCCACCAGCTAAAGCTACTATTGGCTATAATATGTGCATCACACATGCTCATTAAACACATGTCTACAAAACTGTGATTTCCTGATATTAATATCTTATTTGATCCACAAAAGATGTCCTGGCGGCTACACCAGTCTGGGTCGTCACTGACAATCAAATAGTCTGCATCAGTTAAAATATTATCAAAAGCTCTGTGATAATATCCACTGCTGAATAGATCAGTGTGTATTTCAGGATTATGCAGATAGTCACTACGGCGTACATGCACACTTACCAGAGGTTTACCTGTACGATATTTGGTCACTATAGATGCTGCCTGATCAGATACATCTGATTTAAATGTAAAGTCTGTTCTTATTTCATCAGCAATATGTTCAAAGTATCTTTCACTTTGAAAATATCCAGCAATGCTTGTATTGTCGCTAATAACGAACACATTGGGATCAAATTGACTGCTTTCGTTTACATACTCTGGACCATTAACTATGCCATAGTTTTTGATACTAGACAAGACAAAACAATCATAGAGATTGCTGTTTGTCTCACGTACTTTGTGATCAGACAGACCAAATATATCAGCAGGAGGCACACACCATTCCAGATTTCTTTTAGCAGCAATGCCACGTAGTGTAGCATACTGAAACATCTGATTGCCTAGCCTGCCATAATTGCCCAGACGGTTGAACCCGATCATTGGTTAGCCTTGGACATTTGTTTAAAGATCCAAGCATAAGTGTTAGTTAATCCGTATTCCAGATCTTCACCAGGACACCAGCCCAATGTGTAATCAATCAGTTCATTGTGGCTGCTACGACCCATAACCCCAACAGGACCTGGAATATTATTGATGGTAATATCCTTGCCAGCAATCTTGCCAATTAACAAGGCCAAGTTATTGATGCTGATCATACGTTCACTGCCCAGGTTGATGGGCTGTGTATAGTCTGATTCCATGATGCGATGAATGCCTTTGACACACTCTTCGATATAAAGGAAACTGCGAGTCTGTGTGCCAGGCCCCCACACATCAATAACACCGTCTGTGGAAGCTGCTACCTTGCGACACAGTGCGGCTGGGCTCTTTTCTTTGCCGTTTTTCCATGATCCCAGCGGTCCGTAAATGTTGTGGAACCTGGCAATGCGAGCATGGATACCGTAATTGCGAGCATAGGCCTGATACATGCGTTCACTAAACAGCTTCTCCCAACCATATTCACTATCTGGATTGGCAGGATAAGCAGAATCTTCTGAGCATAGTGGATTGTCTGGATCAGTCTGATTATGTGCTGGATAGATGCAAGCACTACTGCTGTAGAATACACGTTCAACTTGATGTTTAACCATTGCATCCAGGATGTTCAAATTGATCTGGGCACTGTTGTGCATCACATCAGCATCATGTTCGCCTGTAAAGATATAACCAGCACCGCCCATGTCAGCTGCCAGCTGATATACTTCATCAAACTTGTGTTTATTAAACAGTTCACGCACCAGATCCTGTTCACGCAAATCTAAGACATGGAACTCGTCTGCTGTAGTTTGGCTGTATTCAGGATATTTGAGGTCAGCTGCAATTACAGTGTGACCTTGTTGTTTAAAATCATTGACCAGATGTGTGCCGATAAACCCACCTGCACCTGTTACTAGAATAGTCTTCATTATTATTTTTCCTTTATATAGAAAGCATCACCCCAGATAACGCCAGCCCAATCTGTTTCCACACGGCGCATACCATATTCAGCTAAAAATTCATCAATCTGTCCTATGTATGCATTGTTCTCATAAACTTCGGCACGATTAACTTCACACATCAAATAGTCAATGTTTTTAAGTGTTTCTGTGGCGCCCTTTAATACTTCTAATTCGTAACCCTGAACGTCCATCATGATTAAATTCTTACCAACAGTATCGGCTGAAAACATATCCAGTTTACTCATGACTACTTGTTCTTGACTTGTAAAGTGAACATCAGGGTGATGGCTTAAATGGACTTTGGGTGTTAGGATGCTACTGCTTTGTTGTTGGTTATTACTAACATTCATAGTAACCATAGACATATCGTTACCTAATGCTACTTTGTGAGCTTTAAGTTGTGGAAATCGATGACATAGAATATGATAGTTTTCTGGCAGAGGCTCAAATGCTACAATATTATTGATACCTAACCCGTAAAAATGTTCGATTTCTTGACCACGATTGGCACCGATTTGGATAATGCCTGATATTTTTAAGTTGTATTTTACAACTAAACTGTCTAGATCTATAAGCATGTACGTTATTTTCTTTCAATAACTAATACAATTTTTGTACCAAATTCGCGTGTTACTATTACATTGAAGTTATGAAACTGGGACAAAATATTATCTACGCTTATGTCAGTCCAATCCTGATCCACTGCTACATCTTTGCCAAACAAATTATAATCATCTATAATCACAATAGCACGATTTGAATTTAGCAACTGATCAATACCTGCACATTCTTCCAGCAGTGGACAACTTTTAACACCTAATCCTGTATCGCCAGCACTGTGGTGCCCGTCCAACCAGAACACTACATTTTTGTCTGCTGATATATTTTTTACAATTTCAGGAAGTACAAACACACTATCACCCAAATAGGCGTTAATATGCGGCAATTTTCGGTTATTAACAAAAGCATTGTAATAGTTTTCGGCGATTTCCACTGTATGAATTTCAGTAAACTGATCTTTAAGATTGATTACTGTATCACCCAAGAGTGTTCCTGTCTCTACAAATACCTGATAATTTGATTTATTTTCTTGAATTTCTGTTAACATATAATTAAATATTTCTGTGGTTAATGCTGACATGTGATAGGCCCCTGTTGATACCAATATATATGGTAGTGCTATGCAAGTCAATAAATATTTTCATGGTCAGCTACGTTTATATCATAGGATCTGATAACCCACCTTTCAAGGTAGGCATCAGTAAGAATCCTGAAGCTCGTCTTCGTGCATTGCAGACAGGTCATCCTGACAGATTACGAATTCACCACAAGACAGAAACACCAGCCAACCGTACCAAACTTTTGGAAACTGTAATACACAATAACCTCAAGCATAGCAGGCAGACTGGTGAATGGTTTGACTTGCCACTGGACAAGTTGTTGTTAGAGGTGGAATTTGTCATGATCAGATATCTGGAAGATCCTATCTTGCCTCAGATAATTCGTAATCGCATTGTTTAATGAGTGGAGGAAGAGGTGGGATTCGAACCCACGGAGGACTTGCACCCTCGCTAGTTTTCAAGACT